GTCCGAAGTCTGTCCACGGTCCGTAAAAGGCCTTGGATCGTAGTCTGTACACATAATCCCGTCCTTGCCTTGGAGAGCTAGGAACGGAATCGTCGACACCCAGAATTGCTTCTAGGCTAGACTGTGTACGCCCGTCTTTCAAGCGATACAGCATCGCTGCTGTAGCCCCCAACAAATTCGTTGGGTGGCGAACCATCACTGGTGTCGCTTGGAATCTAAGACCAGACACCCCCTCCCAACCGCGATCATTACTGATCACGAAGGAGGAAGCCTGGCTCTCGTCCCAATTGCTACAGAAACCATCGGAGTCCCCGGCGTGAGCCGGAACTCTTAGGTGCTGAGCAATGAGTCGAGGAACCGCCTTAACCACGGAGGTCCAAACAGGCAGATACCTAACGTCACAACCAATTTGGCTGCGACGACGGTAAGCCGCCCGACGGATCCCATTGGCGAGGCGGAAGAAGTGATGAACTTCACTTAGATTCTCTTTCTGAAAGAAAGGACGGACTTCGAGCCCATCGTAGAAGTCTTTACCACAACTCTCTCGAAAAGGCCCACCTTTAAAGGACTTTGCACTATTAGTGCTAAAGCCACAGTAGGTGAGAACCTCAACGAGTAGGTCATAGGTTTCAGACGGAACGATGATATCATCACCGTAAACACGAACGTTTGACTCGTCCGCATCCAAGTGACGAACACACGCGATCGCGAGACTCCAAAATATAAGAGTCTCAAGCTCGAATGTGCAACCGTTCCCCATAGAGGAGAACTTCTCATAGCGTAACCATTTTCCATCTAAATAACCGACTTTTGATCGGCATAGGTCTAACCTCTCGAACCACGAAGGTGGCAAGAGAAAACGGACCAACTCACGAGCAACGGTGTCGCTCGCGGAAGACAGATCAATAGTTGCTAGAGAGCCATCGACCGAACCTCTCATAGCCATCTCCTGATTAGGGAGTTGGTCATCGAGATCCAGCCCGCACCGAGTTTTTAACCGTCGTCTCATCACTCTACCTAGCCCAAGTTGGGCGTAGATGTTGATCAGAGGTTCGATGGCTATAGTTCGATGCGTGACAGCGGTCTTGGGCACGAAAGCTACTCTGTTGCCCGGAACTAAGTCCATATCCGACCGCTTGATAAAAGGCCAAAAGCCCTCTATCTCGCAGTTAGTAACGGACCGAGCCCACGGTGGCCGGCTCATCACGAGCAGGGCCCCGACATCCGCCAGATCATGAGTGACTGACGGTGTGACTTGCAGCTTGTCGTAAAGGGATGTTAAACCCCTTGCATCGGTGTGATTAAACGCACCGGGGCCAAAACGACACGCATCGAGCCACTCAGCAGAATTCACGCAGGAACCCAGTACCCTCTGCACTTCAGCGACGGCCTCCAAAAGGATGGCCTTCATCACTGGCGTGGTGTTATTCACACCCGCGCAGAGAGCTCTGAATCTCGCGTTAGTCTGTGCACACGAAACCTCCGAAGCGAAAAATTTCTCTTTCGCAGCTTGGAGAGGATCCACACCTTCTATTTCTAGAGGTGTCTTTTTCAGGAAAGAGACGGCTTGACAGTCATCTCGAAACCGAAAAGGCGAGTTATAATCTCGCGGATGAACAGTCTTGCGAACAAGCTGTTCTAACTCCCCATAACGGAGCAAAATCTCACAAGATAGTGAGACCGGTGTGTTGAGCGACTCAAACAAGTCAACGGCAACACGGAACAGAGCCCCGGGAGGGGCCCTGAAATCTCTACAGGAAACCTGTAGTGTTCCGAAGAGGGCGTTCTTCTGTTTTGCCCTCTGTCTGGTCAGAGCGTTTCTCCCCAGCCACTTTGCTGAGGAATAAAGCTCCAAGGGTCTTGGCAAGCGAGATATAGATCCCAATTGCCTCCTTGGAACACAACGCTATTCCGATAGGCACGAGCCACTTTAAGAGTGACGAGTGCTTCCTCGGTCTCCGAATCCTCATCGCCGATACCTTCCCAGGCCGACGAGAGTTCATGTATCCGCACCGTAGAATCTATCGCAGCCATAAGCTTCGACAGATACTCAGTGTAGATCCGAGCCGTTTGTTGATCTTCAACACGAGCACGGATCAGGGGCAGGTTGCGAACCATGTCCCGGAGAGCGATCAAGTCGCTTGAATTGCTCTTCATGTGAACCTCGTTAGTTAGTTAGGTAGGGATGGCGCCAGACTCAGCGGCGGTCTTAACGATGGTCTGTCCGATCGCTTCTTTGAAGCGCGCGTACAACTCATCAGTTTCGGCCGTCGAGAGCTTGGCGGGGTGGAGAATCTCGAACGTCGCAGTAAGCGTACCGTCGAGAAGACCAGACGTGCCGTTAACAACCGGACGCGTCAGTTTGCCTCGAGTGCGATAAACACCCGCCGCCTTGTCTGCCGGGATAACCCGAGACAGAACAAAACGGGACGTCCCAAGAATCGACGTAGCACCGCTTTCGACCCATTCAACGCTATCCGGATTAACCGAATAGACGTCGAACGTGACGTTCGCGGCGGCGTTGTTCTTGAGCGTCAGTGCGGCAGCTGCTGCCATTTAAACTCCTACAAAGGAAGAAAGGCCTCTAGCGACTAAACGCCATGACCTCTGTACCCCCCTCGCAGTAACGCCAGGCCACTAACCATCTGTTTCCAGGTGAGATTGGTGGACACTGGCGGAACGAGAGAGGACGGATCGAGTACCAAAGGCACTCGTTGATAGTGACGGAACGAGTACAGATACTCCTGTGCTTCTGAGATATAACGATAGGCTGCGTCATGCCGATCACTCGGCGGACTATACCATGCGTAACCCTCAGAAAGCACAGAGCTCGTGAATGCTCGTAGAACCGTCACGCCTTGAAGAGCCGTTAAACCCGTCAGCCAATCTCCGACTGAAATAAACCAGTCAAAGACGAAACTGAACGGAACGAGCTCCCATGCAACTAACGAAGGGTTTGTCAGGCCCAACTGTTGCAGTTCGGTAAGGTGCGGGCTGGTAAGCTCGCACCAGGCCACCATCTTCGTCTCAAGACTCCTCGAAAGGAGCTCAGACATATGTGAAGTTGGC